ACTAACAAAACACTACACGCCATGAAGTTCATAGGTCCACCATTTACGTTTGGTTTGCAAGAGCTATCTAAGAACATAACCATAATGAGTCCGTTCTCTGCAATAGCAGTTGAGGACGCAGTTTTCTGGATGGGCGTGGATACTTTTTATCTTTATTCTGGGGGTCAAACAATACAACTACCATGCACTGTAAAAGATAAAGTATTTTTAGACTTTAATTTTGAAGAGCGTGATAAGGTGCATGTAGGACTAAACTCTGAGTTTAGTGAAATACTGTGGTTTTATCCGTCCTCTGGTGGGACAACTGTGGATAAGTATGTTGCTTATAATTATTTAGAAAAAGTTTGGTATTATGGCACACTTGCAAGACAGGCTTGGCTTGACAGAGGTATTAGGAATCTACCACAAGCCACTGGCAATCAATATCTTTATAACCATGAAGTAGGTTTTGATGATGATGGTTCCGCCATGACTTCATTTATAGAGTCATCTGCTATCGATATAGGAGATGGCGATAAATTTATATTCTTAAAGCAAGTTATACCAGATATTACATTCAACGGATCTACCAGTGTTAATCCAGACGTAGCCTTTACTATGAAATCAAGAAATAATCCTGGTGCTAACTTTAACGAGTCAACATCTAATACAACACAAAGATCTGCAACTAGTCCAGTAGAACAATTTACAGAAAAATTAAATTATCGTTTACGAGGTAGGTCTTTTGCTTTAAGAATTGATTCCACATCACTAGGAACAAAATATAAATTAGGTACGCCTAGAGTAGATATAAGAGAGGATGGTAGACGCTAATGCTTATAACCAGTATTCCTCAATATATTCAAGGTATAACAAACGCAAAGGTAGATTTAACCACAACGGACCTTACAACTTTGTTCACAGTTCCTAGTGATGCCGATTTTAACGCAGCCGTTGTTAACTCTATATTAGTGTCTGAAGACAGTGGCAATGCTGATACAATTACAGTGCAGCTTGTAAATGGCAGTGATACTTTTAGTTTGTTTAAAGTCAAAGCTGTAGGAGCTAACACAACTGTAGAATTACTTACAAGAGATTTAATATTACAGAGTGGAGAAGTGTTGAAAGTACAAGCTGCAACTGCAAATAGATTGCATGTTGTAGCTAGTATTCAAGAATTATCGAAGACAAGAGTAACAACGAGTGCGATATCTAGAATATAACATTGAACAAAACTGTAATTATTGATAGAGTATTGAATCATGGGAATATTTAAAAGTTTTACAAAGATTCTTAAAAAAGCAGCGCCAATCATAGGTGGTACTATCGGTTTTGCTATAGGAGGTCCATTAGGTTCTGCTGCTATAGGTTCTGCTTTGGGTGCAGGTATAGGGTCACTTGCTGCAGGTGCAGACACAGATGACGCATTGAAAGCTGCACTTCTTGGTGGTATCGGTGGATATGCTGCAAGTGGAGGTAAATTATTTACGGCTGCCGCACCAAGTGCCACGACTGCTGGAACACAAGCAGTTACAGATTCTGTTGCTAGTGCAAACACTGGTGTTTCAGACTTTGCCACAAGTTCTGCTATTCCTAAATATGTTCCTACTCCAGAACCAACTTTTTTTAGTAAAGCAGTAGACTTTGCTAAAACTCCTACTGGCATGGCAACTATTGGTGGTATTGGAAGTTTAGCTGCACTTGGTGAAGAACCAAAACAAGAAGAATTTAAGCAAAGACCAGATCCAGTTGGTAAGTCTAGATTAGGTCTTGGCTTTATAGGTGACAAGAGTTATGATTTAGATGATGATGACGACAGAAAGAGATATTTTAAAGATCTTGCAGATAGACAAGGTATTATGTCAGCTGCAGGTGGTGGAGAAGTCAACGGACCAGGGACAGGGACAAGTGATTCTGTACCAGCAAGACTATCAGATGGTGAATTTGTACTGACTGCAAAGGCAGTTAGAGGTGCAGGTGGTGGAGACAGAGACATTGGAGCTGCAAGAATGTATGAAATGATGTCCGAACTAGAGAGGGTTGCGTAATGGCTACACAAACTACAGAACAAACCGTAAGATTAGCACCGTTCCAAGAAGAATTTTTAGCAGATATATTTAAAAGTGCAGAGGCTATAACAGAACCTGGCTCATCTATGCCGTTTTCTGCTCAACAGTTAGCAGGACTTTCTGAAGATCAACTAAGAGCAATAAATGTAGCTGGTCAAGGAGTTGGAAGTTTTCAACCTTATCTACAAAGAGGTGCAGAAGCTATTGGTCAAGGTATAGGACAATTAGGGACTGCACAACAATATGTCGCTGGAGCAGGTTTTTCCCCTACTGACTTCAGACAGTTCATGGATCCTTACACAGAAGATGTAATCGCAAGAACTCAACAAGATATCGCTGATAAAGGTGCACAACAACAGTTGCAGGCACAAGCAAGTGCCGCGGGTCAAGGTGCTTTTGGTGGATCAAGACAAGCTGTACTACAAGGACAAATAGCTGCTGATGTCATGGATCAACAAGCAAGAACTGGTGCACAGTTGAGATCACAAGGTTTTGCACAAGCACAAAATTTAGCTCAACAAGCAGCACAACAACAATTAAGACAAGCACAAATGACTGGACAGTTAGGTCAAACTGTCGCGGGTCTTGGTACACAAACCGCGGCTCTTGGTCAATTAGGACAACAGATGGGTGTACAAGATGTAAACACATTGCTTGGTATAGGTGGTCTGCAACAAGGTCAGACACAAAAAGAATTTGATGTGGCAAGAGCAAACGAGTTAGCACAACAAGCATTGCCATTCCAAAGAATAGGTTTCTTATCTGATATATTCAGAGGTGTCCCAGCACTACAACAAACTGTATCAAGAACATCAACTCCACCACCGAGTAGATCTTCACAACTTCTTGGACTAGGAATCGCGGGTCTTGGAGCAGTAGGTAGTGCAGGTGGTTTTGGTAACTTTTTTAGTGGATCTCCAGTAGGAAGAGCGTAATGATTAGAAGTGTATTTGACAGACCAATGTTTCAAAACCCTAATATTCGTAGGAGTGAGCCTGGTGGTATCATGGCTTCTAGTCCAGAGTTAATTAGAGTGAGTACCGCTAATGCAAGTCCTTTAAATAAAACTTTTAATATTCCTCCTTTAGATATGAAAAACATACCAGGAGTTGCTAGTGCCTCAAAAGATAGAGAGGGTAATTTTTTATTCCCACAAGTTGTTTCTTTTTCTACTGAGGATATAGATCCTAAAGCAGAAAAAACAAAATTAGAGCAGTTAAAAGACATGGCTGCAACTGAAAAAAAACTTGCTACGGACACAGCTAAAGAAAAATCAAGTAAAATAGTTGATGATTATAAAAAAGACATAAACGAAACAAATAAAAAACTTTTAAACACAAAACCAACTGATGATGTTGAAGATATATCAGAAGATGTTGACACCACGCTAAGAACAGAAACCAAAACTGATACTAACATACAAGATTTTGATTTCAGTCCTACTAAACAAGGTATGGAAAAAGTAGCGAATGAAATTCAAACTTTATATAAAAACTTTTCAACAGATATGTCAAATTTAGGTAATAGAGATTTGTTCGGTACGACTATGAATAAAGCAGTTGAACAATATAGAGAGGCTCTAAACAAAAAACCAAAAGAACTTGACTTTGCAGATGTTAAAGATGATGTGTTTGAACTTCTTGGTTATAACAGAGACACACTCGATGAAAACTTATCCAAAGATCAACAGTCTGCCATATGGTTAAATGTAATGAGAGCTGGTCTTGCAGTTGCGGCTGGAGAAAGTGAAAATGCTTTAACTAATGTAGCCAAAGGATTTGGTATAGGTCTTGAAGGTTACGGAAGAGACATGAAAGACTTAACAGATGACTATAGAGAAGATGTAAAAACATATACAACAACTGCATATACCATGTTGAAAGATGCCAAGGCAGAAGAACTTGCAAAGAATACATTGAATTTGCAAAGAGCTGGAGCAGAGTTTCAGATAACAAGTCAGTTTTTTGGACAAGAAAGAGAGAACTTGTTGAATCAACTTAATAGAGAAGTTGCTGGTAGAATGTTAAAGATGAACCATCTAAAAGCGTTTGCCGATATGGATTTTGAAAAATTCAAATTTAAAGTTAGTGCAGATCAAGCAGAAAAAGCCAATGAAATAGCTTTTCAAAAATTAAAAATGATGGAAGAACCTTTAATACAAGGAGCTATCATTGATGGGTATATTGAACTTATTGATCCAAATAAACCTGCAACATCTGATAATTTAAAACCAACACAAAAATTCAAAGATAGTGGTAGAAGTTTATTAGATGTCTTGTCTAAGAAAAACATAACCAGAATAACAGATACTCAAGAAACCAGAGGTATTTTAGGGGACTTAGGTGGGTATGGTATAGTGTATGACAGTGATAAAACCATGCCAGAAAATGTTAAAAAAGCTATTGGACAAAAGATAAAAGAATTAGGAACAAGTGGAAGTATTTATAAAAAAGCCATGGATCCATCAGATCCTCAATATGCCACAGCTCTTTCTCAAATTATAGGAGCGTTTAAATCTCTACAAAAATTTGATGGTGTTAAACTTGACTTTAATCTACTCGATGAAGATATAAAAAATGAGTTAAGAACTGCTGCTGAAGGAGATCCTATTTTAGAAATATTTAATAGAAACAGAAGTCTCTTTTCAGATATAAATTTAAACTAGTGGTGTTGAATGTATACATACAATATAGATGGAACGAACTACACCTTTTCTGAAGAAATAGGCGAAGAAGAAGCCAGACGTAGAGTTACTGTAACTCCTGGCACTGGCACTCGCAGAAGAAAACAAAACCCACGATACGAAGGTTTCTTTACTGAAGCTGGTGAAGGTGTTCTCTCTGGTCTTACTAAAATACCAGAAGGTATCGTATCCACTGGAACATTAATATCTGATGCAATCACTGGAGGCAATGCAACGGGAGCCGTTGAAGCATGGTTCGATAATCTAAGAGAAGAAGCAGGTATAGACCCAGAAGGTGCAGCAGGTAAAGTCACAGAAGCACTTGTGCAGTTTGGTATTCCCGGCATTTATGCAGCATCAGCTATTTCTAAAGTTGGTAAATTAGCAACTGGTACTGGTAAAAGTGGTAGTTTATTTAGACCAGACAGATTTGTAACTGCTCCTATAACTAGAGGCACAAGTTCACTTTTAAAAAGATTTGCACCTGATACTAAAAAGGCTTTAACAAATGTAGAGCGTAGACGAAGAATACGAGAAGGTGAAGTAAAAATTGGAACTAAAAAAGTTGGTGAAACAGATGCTCGTCAGTTGTCCACGTTTCCGACAAGAAGAACAAGAGACATTGAAACAAAATCACAGAAAGTTGGAAGATATGCAGTGTTAGCAAGTGCTGCTGGTTTTGCAGATGCCATAGTTTCTACAGATGACACACAAACTCTTGGTGACTTTTTTGAAGCAGGCCCAACTAATACAATAGATGCAGTGGGAAAAGAAGGACAAGAAAGAGCCTTTGCTAAAATATTTAATAAGATGAAAGTTGGTATAGAAGGTGGCGTAGCCACTGCCATATTGCCTCCAGCATTTTTAGCGTCCTTGACTGTTGCGAACAGAACTCTAGCAGCACGACCCACGGAGCTTTTAGATAAGATAAGTCCTACACTGGGAGGAGGTTTAGCGAAAGCTTTACCTACTGGTAAAGAAACAACAGTTCTTGACATAGCTAGTGGGTTTACTGTGCCAATGGTAAGAGAAGGCATCAGAGGAGCAACTCGAAGAATACTTCAGAGAGAACAAGAAATACTTCAAAGAGGTATAGGTGGAGAAGAAGGAGTCAGCACTTTACAAGGTATCATAGGAAGAATGGAAGCTCTTGCAAGATACAGAGGTTTTTTAGATCCAGTAGTAGCAAGAGTTCGATCTTTGATCAATCCAGAGGTTGAGGGTAACATTAAACTTGCAAAACAGAAGATGCAAGAGATTGATGATCAAATAAAAACACTTTTAAAAACAGACAGATTCGCAAGTCTTCCCGATCAGCACAAGAAAAAATACATTGATAATTTTATGGATGTGTTAGAAGGAGCAGTTAAATCACAAGATATTGATAGGTCTGTTCTTACAGGTAGAAGACTACAAAGAGCAGAAGAAGGCGCTGCTAAAATTATTGATTTACCAGATGAGTTATACACTTTGTACAGAGGTGCAAAAGAAAATATTGAAAATTTAACAGAACAGTTTGTAAAAAGTAATGTAGTGAAAGAATTACCAGAACAAGCTGTAGATGGGGGTATAAGTAGAGGTGAGTTTCAAAGACAAATAAGAAGAATTGCTAAAGAAGGTGGTTATCTTAGAAGACAATATAGAATATATAACGATAAGAATTTTAAATTAGACCCTAAAGCCAAAGAAGAAATAATTCAAAAGATTATGACAGGTGAGGGTGTAGACATAGGACATGTCAGAGGTATTTTATCTGGAACTGCTCATAGATTAACTGATGCACAAGCAGCCGATCTTTATGCAGGCCGTTTGAATTTTACTAGAGCACAAGCAACTAGATATATAGATGAAGTTACAAGTAAAGCTAAGTTAAGAGGTGGTAGAGGGTTAAACCAAAGTAGAATTTTTCAAAATCGTCTTGATGTAAGTTTGATTCAAAAAAGAAAAGTAGATAGCGATGTGCTTAAAGCTATACTTGGAGAGATCAGAGATCCAAGAGAAGCATTTATATCCACTGTTTCAGAACTATCTAATTTTATTGCTACTGATAGATTTTTGCAATTATTCAAAAACTCTGTTGATGCAAACATAGCACAAGTAGCAGCTAGAAACTCTAGACTTGCAGCAGGAGCAGAACCAGAAAAGCAAGTGTTCTTTAACATGGATGACGAAGTTCTGAATATAATAAGGAACAACCCTAGTGAGTTTCAAGGTATTGATTTAACAACAATATCAAGAACAAGTGATTTAGATTCAGGTTCAATACAAAAAGCAGTAAGATTTTTTGAAGAAAAAAATCCGAACCATGTTATCTTAGGTCGATCTTCTGACACAACTCCTGGTGGTGATTACACCGCGGGTGCAAACGCAACTAAAAGTATTTACGGAACTATGTTTGGTTATGCAGTGCCAAGAGTTATGTTTAATAATTTAAGTAACTCAGTTTGGACAGATGCTGATACCATGCCAACTTTTCTCAGACAAATTTATGGTGGGATGCAGAAACTAAAAGGTGCTACACAGTACGCAAAAACTATTTTATCACCATTGACACAGGTCAGAAACGTAACGTCTGCTGCTGGTTTTGCTTTAGCTCAAGGTAACTATGGCAAAGGATCTAGTTTAGGCACATCTGTTAATACAGTTTTAAGGGATGTTATAGACAAAGAATTAAAGATAAAGAACATGACATTTCTAGATTTAGAAAGAGATGGTAAAACATTAGATTTTCTTGTGGAAATGCAAAAGAGAGGTGTTATTGGAAGTTCGGCACAACTTCGTGAAATACAAGATAACTTAAGAAAAGGTTTGGGATACGAAGCAAAAGGCGACTATGTAGCAGGTCAAGTAAGAGGGGATTTGAGGTTACCTGGAGAAGTTGGTGGTCAAGGTGGTCAGAGAAGTCCAGAATTTAAAGTAACCAGAAGAAGTAAACTAGGACAGTTTTTTGAAGGCCCACTAAACGTAGCAGAAGATTTATATAGAGGTGGTGACGACATTTGGAAAATATATAATTACTTCTTTGAGTTAAACAAACTAAAAAATGCTAGACGTAAAATGCACAACGAAGCTATTCAAGGTTTGAAAAAGATAAATCCATCTCCTACTTTAGATGATATTTCAAGAGCTGTTGGTAACGCAGACGCTCAATTTGGAAAACACATAAACTTTAATGTTAGAAGAGAACTAGATCCTAACATTGAAGGACAACAACAAGTTTCCTTTGGTCCGATTCAAGATCAATTATCAGAAGCAATGAAACAATTTGCAGCAGACAATGTTCGTAACTTGGTTCCTAACTATGAACTTGTTCCAGATTTAATTAAAGGTTTAAGAGGTTTACCAGTTGGTAACTTTATAGCGTTTCCAGCAGAGATATTAAGAACTGGGTTTAATACTTTAGATGTAGCTATGAAAGAACTTACTAGTGATAGCGCTGCTATCAGAGAGATAGGTGCAAGACGATTAACTAACGCAGTATTTACTTTTGGTGTTTTAGGAGAAGGGATGCAGAGATTCGGTCAGTTTATGACTGGTACATCCGATGAAGAGTTAGATGCAATCAATAGAAGAGCTGCACCTTGGCAGAAAAATGCACAGTTGATTCCAGTTGGAAAAGATAAAGATGGAAACCCAGAAGTTATTGATTTTAGTCACACGAATCCTTGGGATATATTATCTAAGCCGTTTCACACAGTTTTAAAATCTTTAAGAGAAGGAACGAGATTAGATAAAACAGATGTTCAAAACGCAAGAGGAGCTATTTACGATGCCATGGGTGAGTTCTTTGAACCTTTCTTTGGTGTGTCTATGATTTATGATGCTTTCTTTGATGTACTACCAAGAGAAGGTATTTCATCTTTTGGCGTAGGAAGAGGAGGCATAACACAGTCTGGTGCTAAAGTGTACAAAGAAGCAGACAGTTCCATGATGGCAGTAGAAAAATCTTTTTTACATATATTGAATACAATGAAACCAAATATACTACCTATAAGAATACCAACTGGTGCAGATGTAGGACTTACCAGTGCCTTGGAGGGTAGAGATTTTGAATCAGTAAAATCTATAGAATTAGGAAGAACAACAAGAGGTGTTTTATTTCCAGAAGGTGGAGAGTTTTTTGGTTTTAATGTAAACGCAGAAGAACCAACTACTGGTAGAGAATACACAACAGCAGGTGAGATATTCAGAGCTTTCACTGGACTTCAAACTCAAATCATAGACAGAGACAAGATATTACAATTTACTGGTCAAGAGTTCAAAGGAGAACGATCAAGTGCCGCTACTTTGTTTAGTGATGCTTTACGTTTGGAGAATCCAACAGATAATCAAATGATAGAAGCTTATATCAGAGCAGATGATGCTCGATTGAAAGCGTTTAAGAAAATGAAATTGGCTTACGATGATTTTAAAAAGATGGGTTTAAGAGACGCAGAGATTAGAAAAATACTGAAACAAAAAGCAGGTTTGGGTAATAGAGAAATAACTTCTCTTCAAAGAGATAGATATCGTCCTTATAAAATTGATAAAAAGAAAAGAATAGAAGCGAGAAGAAAAGGAATTAAGATTCCTATGAACGCAATAAATAGAATTTTTAGAAATAGACAGAATATGAGATTGACTCCAGAGCCAGTCAAAGAAAAACCAACACCTGATGTGAGAAGTATTTTAAATACTGCACCAGTCAATACACCAGAATTACCACCCATGACGCAAAATGTTGTGCCACCAGAAACTACAAATGTAGCACAAAACATGATAAACAATGAATTATTTAGAACGGATCCACGAAACAGAGAAATAGCAGCTTTCTTAGGTTCTAACCCAGAAACTGTTCTAAAAAATATGCAGATAGCTAGGAGAACTGGATGAGTAGATTATCGCCAAACTTTACAATAACTGAATTTATTAAATCACAAACAGCAGAAAGAAAAGGAATAGAAAACATGCCAGACGACAAGCATGTGGTTGCTATGACGGCTTTATGTGAAAATGTCCTTGAGCCTGTTCGTGATCATTTCGGCAAACCAGTTGTTATCAACTCTGGTTATCGCAGCGC